GGGTCACGGTTTGCAACAGCTCGGTATACCGTCCTGTTAGCCAGGTTGGCTAGTCTGGTTAGCTGTGCGTCGGGCCAGTAGTTACCCTTCTCGCCCAGTAGGTCCAGCGCCAGAGTCTTGAGTTCGCTTAGTGTCATCAGCTTTCCACCCTACGTTGTGCTCCGCTGGACCAAAGTACTTGGAGCCAGCGTTCGGACCTTTGCCGAGGTTATGCGACATGGCGCCCACCCGTGAAAGTAGCGGCTTGCCGTGCGCGTCATAAATCTGCTTGAACTCATACCTCGTGTCATCCAACGCAGATTTGTCTCTATCTCGAGCCAGCCGTTTGTTAGGCGCGACCATCCGCTGATGCCAAGCTTCCGGCGTTTGTGCTGAATAAACATCGTGCTCTCGCAACCACCGGACCATCTCTGGCCCTGGAGCTCGGTACGAGTTATCTGGCCCCGCCCACACATAGAAGGCCTTTGTCCATTTTACAGGGAAGGTACCGGCATCCGATACAACGTGGTCCGTTGTGTCGTAGGCCAGCACCCACCTGTGACTCTCAGTATCCCATGCAACAACCACCTTAGAGTCTTCTGCAGGGGAATACTGTGCGCGAACATAGTTGGTCCACTCGACCGAGGGCTTCAAAGCCCTCGACCGAGTCAACATGGCTTCAGTTAACATTATGCCGGGTTAGCCGCTGATAGACCGGCCCGCGTGTAGTTGTTAACCCAAAAATACGAGGCCGGCAGTGCGGCGTTGGTGCAGTCATTTGTGGCTGCAACGCCAAAGCTGTTACCCGAGATAACGCTACCCGTTCCTGTTTTGAGAGCAGTAACGTTAATTGGGTTGGTGCTCGCGGCGAAAACGTTGTTGGTAATATAAACACTTTCGCAGTTATGAGCTGGCAACTTCACGCCGTTGGTGCCGCCCGCAATGTGGCAGCCCTCAATTATCACGTCTTCAATCTTGTCATTTCCATCCGTGTTGAGGTCGATGGCGCTAACGGCATCATCCGAAAAGAAGCAGTTCTCAATTCGGATGCCCGCACCGAACGGTGTTGTTGCGCCATTGACCTTGATAAAGGTTGTGGCCGTCCCACTTACCGCTCGAAACGAACAGTCCTTGATTGTGCAATTAGAGCCCGTAACAACCACACCATCGGTGCCGGTGATGACATTGAAGCTCAGGCCTTGCACCGTACAATTTGCCGCGCTCAATGCCCCAAGCTGGGTTGCAGCTAAGGCAATGACAGTTGTTGCCTCCCTCATCCCAGGTAGGCCGAAAATTCGCGTGCCTGCCACGGGTGTGAAAGTACCATCAAGCGTGTGACTGCCCGGCATAACAACCACAACGTCGCCCCGAGACGCTTCACAGCTACTCAGAGCAGACGTTAGAGAGGTCCGTACCGTACCATCAACCTTGTTGTTAACAAGCTCTTCCACGTGCCACCGGTTGGTTGAGTCTCCTACAAAGAAGACCCTCCCGGTGCCAAGTGAAAGACCATAAGTAGACTCCACCAATGCGCGAAGTCTCGAAAAATCCATACCTAACATATCAGACTCCTAAGACACCAGGCCGGTTACTGCGATGTCTTTGATTCGGGCAAGACCATTACGAGCTGTTACGCCAAGGTTGTTGTAGGTGCGGCCAAATGCCGTGACCTCATCCTTGCCTGACACCCACTTCCAAACAGCGCCGCCACTTTCGTCCCATTTGAACGGGCTTGTTTCCATAACCTTCAGAGCTGCCTTAGACAGTACGAAGATTTGACGATGGCGAACGTCCTTGCCTGCCACGATTGGGATTTGTGCCCCGTCGTGGTAGTAGCTCAAGGCCTTGTAACCACCAGCCAACTCAAGAGGCTGGAAGCGCTCTTGGCCTTTCGATTTCAGCATGTTAAGAAACGCACGCTGCGTGGAGGTGTGCATAACCAGAAGGTCAGTCTGCCCTGGTGACAGGTCGTTGACTGCGTCAACCGCTTGGTTCAACAGGTCCTCAGTCAAAGGCCGCTCACTACCCTCTCCTGCCGGGTTAGCAAACATCTGCGCCTGCCACTCCGAGAAGGTACTCGGGTTAATCTCTTGAAAAGTACCCGCCGTGCCACCCGTGTTAGGGAAGGCTTGGTCCGATACCGCACCAGCAAGCCCCATCATCTCTTTCTTGTAAGATGTGTCAGCAGCTCCAATGGTGCCAGTTGATGTTGAACCACCGTTGACAAACACATCGCCTGCCACAGGGTTATCACCACCAATTTTTGTAATTGTAAAGGCAGTGAACGGTGAAGACTTCGAAACCGTTGCAACAATACCGTGACCGCGTGAGTCTTCGCCACTGGTGGTGGCGTCAAGGGAATCAGCCTCATCATCACCTTCAGCCTCTCCCCAAGCAACTCGCATGCCTACTTTCAGGTGTCGAGTGGTGCGTGGTGTGTTACTGGCGTTGCCAGCGCCGCCGCTGGCCGTGTTTTCGATAGTTGTGCCGTCGTCGTAACCCCTCAGTGTTACAGACAAACCAGCGCCGTTGGCCTCACCAAGGATACCAGTACCATCACCGTTGAGTTGACGGTTGATGTTGTCGGTCAAGTCCTTGACTCGGTTCTTAAGCTGCGCTGTTTTTACGCTAGCCCATGCGCCGGCCTGGTCAGCGGTCTGAGCCTCGGCAATGTTTGTCACGCTCATCACGATGTAGTTGAACTTGTTCTTGATGATGCTTGACAGATACTGGTCCGAACCAGCGGGCGGCAGGTTGCCTCCCTCGTTACGAGCTCCGTAAGCATTCGAACTCCGTAAGTATACCGGCACTTCGTGGTGTTTACCTGTCCAGTGTTCTTTGGATTTAGTTAGAAGATTGTAGAGAACAACTTTACGATTGATCGTTTCGACAATTGCCTTGCCGTAACGGATTTTCATCGCTGAATCGAAGTTGGTTAAGTCCTGCTTTGTGTCGCTGGGGAAAGCCATTGATTAGAAACTCCTCAAAATTATGAAATTCAAAAATCCATTGAGGGACCGACCCTCCGTTTGACATAGTTACTTTTTGATTTTCTTCTTATCGTCAGATGACGACTTGGTGAGCAGTATAATCAGTGCATGTTTTTTAGGGTCAGTCTTGCTACTCTTTTTCTTCTTCTTGTCGTGATGGTACTTCAAAGTTTTATTCTTCTCAATGCCTGCGTCAATTCAACATACCAAAGTCCTTGCGGGTGTCTGAATTAATCAGATCAAACATCTCCATACTATCTATGTTCTTTGCGTTATACCAATTGGCCTCCCTGGCGTCACCCTCGGCCACAACGGCAGAGCGACCAGACCCACCACCGCTGATGGCAGTGGGTATGGGAGTGGGTGCAACCTGGGCGGCTGGTTGCGCGGGTGTTTCGGCCTGTGGAATATCGCCAACAAGTGCTTGGATTTTCTTGGCCGCTGCCTCCATTGTTCCACCGCTGTCAATGGTAGCCAGGGCAATCTGCATCATCATCGTTCGACCTTGCTCCGTAGCAACTGCCGGATACTTTTCACCCAATGCAACAGCCTCTGCCTCGGTGTCTGCAAGGACTTGTTGTTGTGTTTGTATTTGTCTTGTTCGCTGCATATCAGCAAGCTGCCGCTCCATCTCTGCCATCTTTGCCTTGTTCTGGTCTACCGTTACAAAGATGTCTTCGTCGTCAGCCTCAAAGCCGGGTTCCGCGGTGGGCTCCACGTCCGGCGCCGCTGGCTGTGCCACTCCACCGCTTTCGTAGTTCTTACTCCACTCCGCAAATGCCTCATACTTCGCCCGGTCATTGAAGTGTGTGCCAAACCATTGGCGCACCTCTTGCCGCTCCTTGGAAACCTGGGCCTCAAGCTCAACGTGCTTCTGCTCCCAGCTTTGCGGCGCATCCGTTGGCTGTTGCCCTCCGGGTTCTGTCGCTGTCTCTTGGGGCGCCTCCTGGTCAGCCCGCATCTGCGATACATCAGCATCGAGGGCATCCATTGGGTCTACGTCTGGTTGTGACTGCTCTGTTGTTTGGGTAGTGTCTTCCATCATCTCTCCTATTCAAAGAATCCACGCTCTTCGGCGGGGTTAAATCCTGGGCCGCGAGGCCCAACTGCTTGGTTCAGTATTGGTGTACCGCCACCAACCATTCCGGGGAGCTGTCCCTCGGTGTTCTCTTCGCCATATGGCATCTCACCCGGCATCGGCTGTACCATCCTCTCGGGAGGTCCAATACCAGGTGGTCCAAGTTGAGGCGGTTGTCCACCCATGGCCCCTGCCTGCTGCTGCGCTGCCATAACCTGTTGTGGGTCTTGACCATACGCTTGGACGTAGGCGGGTAGGCCCTGCATTTGAATTTGCATCTGCCGATAGTGCTCAGCAAGGTGGAGCTCATAAAAATGTTGGGTATCAGGCTCGAGTTCGCGGTACTCAGGGGACTTCATAAAGGTAAGCAGTTCCGAGATGTGAACAGCGTGGTTGTGCCACCACCCCACCTTGATATGGGGGTGGTTTTCAGCGTTCATCATCATCATGTTCTCTTGACGCTGGTAGTTACGCTCAGGCGAATCGTCGTCAATGAATTCTCTCAGGCCCATTGAGCCAAAGGCTTTACGGAATTTGACCAGCGTTTCTGGGTCTTCGATAGGACCAAAGCCCCCGAGCTGGAGAAGCTGCAAGGAAATCTCCCTTTCGTAGCTCGCGAATTTTGGCAGAAGACTGCCCGTCTGCACCTCAACATCCGTCGAGTCGATGTGGTCTCGGTGAAATCGAATAGCCTCTGAGCGGTGGGACTCAGACACCACAGACACGGTGATTTCGGCCTGCATGTTCTCTCGCCACATCTCCAGCAGTCCAGCCCCGAGGTTTGCGAATGCCTCCTCAAGTGAGCGGGCGGCTGCAGATAATTTGACCGCATCCTGGTCCGCAAGTACGCCCAGCGCTCGACCTGAGATAACGCCAGATGGCCCACGGCCCTGGCTAATCTCGTGAACGCCACTGATGTCGTACATATTGTTCTTCAGTGTGTCAGCGAGTTCGTACAGGCTGTTTGGGATTGGCACTGGTGGCACCCGCTGCGGGGGTGGTCCAACGTTCGCGTTGTAAAAGACAATATGATCAGGACGGTTCTTGATACCGGACTTTGAGATGGACCCTGCCGCTGCCACCCACGGGGGGTTGGTGCTGAGATTACGCATCTCAAGGATCTGTGAGATGGTCCGGTTGAGCTCCCGTTGAATAGGTACCAAACCTTGCACGACCCCAGTACCCCAGAAACGACCGGCCATCTCACCGATCTTAACCTGAGTAATTGAAAAGCGTCTGCCAGGCAAGTGGGTTTCTTCGAGGACCACACCCTCGCTGACAATTACACGTCGGCCATCGGGGTGCTCGTCGCTTGGTCGCTCTTGGTATTCCAGTACCTTGTAAACCTTCTCATCGTTTGTGTCTGACACATACCCGCGAAGGTCAGACTTACGCATAGTGTCGTCGTCACTGGCATAGGTGGTGGTGTTGTTTTGCCGCTTTACATCCAGCTTATTTACAATACCGGGCCATCTCAGGTCGAGAGCTGGTCCGCTCAGAACATGGGCCAGTATTACCCACTTCGCATCATGGAGGTGTGATGCCTCCCAGTCGGGATAGATATCAAATGGGCTCCAAGCCTCCACCCGCGGGAAACCTGTAACCTGCAACCCATCACCCACCTGGAATGTTTTGCCTGCTTGGTGATCCCAATAACAGTTGAAGAACCCGGAGCCCGTGAGAGCTGCCCACCAGACCACATCATGAGTGACCGTCTGCATACGCATCTGGCGATACAGGTAGTCCAAAAGATACTCGCTAGCTCGAGCCTTCTGCCGCTGGTCATCCTCCGAACCCGTGGGTCGAACAATAAAAGAGGGCCGACTCTGCGTGAGCTTACTTGATACGGTACTAACGATAGGCTTAATATAGTTATTAACTGAGCGGACACGCCAGCTCGGGGCCTTTGGCTCGTTTGGTCTGCCATGCTTGAAGCTGACGTATTGCTTACCATCAAAGAATGCATGGAACGTCCACCAATAATCCTGGAGCTCGCTCTTCTTTTGCTTGGAGTGCTGGTGGAGTAAGCTGATCTGTGAACCCAACTGTTCTTTTGCGTCGAGGCCCTTCTCAATTTGGATAATTTGCATTAGCTCAAGTCCATCGGCTGGATGATGTCTCGGGATAGGCTATCATAGTCGGGGTCAATCAGGGGTGAACTTGGTCTGACCTGTCGCAACATCTCCTGCTCGGCCATCCAGAGCTGGTGGTCCGTTGGCTGTGCCCCTGGTAATCCATCTGGTTGGACCGGGGGTGGTATGTGTTCTTGTGGGGGTGGTGCCTCGACCTCTTGCTCAGGCTCACTAAGGTCAATGCCAGAAAGGGCGTGGTGTGCGATGGCAAAGCACACGCTTTTAATCATCACCGCTACCGCTTCCTTTACAACCATGGCATCTCCTCTTGCTCGTCCTGTTCGCCGCGCACGGTGGTTGAGAAGACTGCCGCGAAACCTGACGGATCCACATCGCCTGTCGCTTCCTTGAGGCTCGGTTCGCCCTGCTCAACCAACTGTTTATGTACATCAATTGAGATAGCCATGGCAATGGTTGCGTCATCATGATGCCCATACGGGGCTTCAGGTCGGCCACTTACTTTCGAGCGAATCAACGTCAGCATCTCACCCAGCAGTCGCTTGCTATTCAACACGACCTCACTGCGCCGCACGACTGATTCAAACAGTCCAACCATAAAGTGACGAGTCCGAACGTCCGTCGAGTAGCCAAGTTTGTTTGTTTCAGTCCCCGCCACCTTGCCAGCCTCAGAGTATCTTCGATAAAGCTGGAGCTGTGGAAAGTCTCTAATCAGGTAGTGGATAACCACCAGCCCGTGATTGTTGGACTCAGGCACCAGCATGGCATTGTTATACATGGTTGCAGCAAGCGCTTGCTGTCGAGCCAGGTAGTCGGGAGTAACCCGGTCATAAAACTCTGCCACTTGTCGCCGGTCAAACCTGTCAAACACCTGAATGCAGGCGAAGTCGTCGTCGTTACTTCGACCACCGCCAGCGGCATCGGAGCTCACCAGGTAGTTATGGTCAGGATGGGGCTGGTCGTATACCTCCCAACCACCACCGTCTGGGCGCACAACAATGCGATTGTCCTGCTCGATAAGGGTGCCGCTTTCCTCTGGAGGCTTCGCCTGCTTCATCATCTCTTGAATCAGCCGGGCACTGAACACGTTGCGGCCCGAGCTCACAAAAGATATTTGCCAACTGAGAGGCCACTCCTCATCGAACCTGTCTGGATCGGAGTTGCACTTGTTGACCATCGTCTGCTGCCAGAAGCGCACTTGGTCTGGTGTCAGCTTGAATTCCACTGCTCGCTGCCGCTGCTGTTGGTCATACCCCAGTCTGTTGGCTGCGTCGTTGAACGCAATCAAGTCATCAGCCTCGTGTGCCTCAACCATCTGGTTAGATAGCCACAGCTCCTCCTTGCCCCGCTCCGGCGACGGACACGGGGTGCTGTAGTCCGGGTTATCTTTCCAACTAAAAAACATTGGCTCATACAGGTTGCCGCGAACGTCTTTGATGGCTCGCAGGTAGATGTCATGAAAGAGATTACCAACACCTTTCGATGTGGACTCAATAAACACATATGTTGATGGCAGGTCAGGCACTGCATTGAGTAATGCCTGGGCCACATCCACTGCCGATGTGTTGCGGCGCCCGGTCTCCCAAGACGGGAGCTCAGAGATATGCAGGAACGTGGGTGTACTGCCGCGCTCGGAGTCTGCACTGCCACCCTGTGTTTGACACTCAGCCCTCGAGCCATTGACCCACTCAAGCTTATTCCCCTTTGGTTTGTTCATCAGGGGAGGAAACACTGCCGGGTCACAGTTATCCACAATGCGCCGGCCAATTCTAAACAGTTCCTTGGTTGCGTCGGTCTCATGGGCAACCGTCAGTGCATGTGCATGTGGGGTGGTCTGGCAGTGGTGGATGGCAAGGGCTTGAATAATTGTGGATAACCCTTCCTTCCTGCTCTTACTGATGACGATACGAACGAAGCCTCGCTCATCCTCCTGGCGTTTGATTTCTTTGAGCAGTGCCTCTTGGGCAGATCGACCACTGGTGTCTAGACCAATCAGCCCCCAACGCATAGCCTCACGATCCAGCGCTCTAATTTTGTATTCACTTTGGAAACAAAAGGTTCGGTCTCCAAAGCATCGCTGCCGGTATCGCTCTAATGCCTCGCTCACTTGATTGCTTGGAGCTTAGCGTCATAGTCCACCGTCATAATAGAAGAGGCCGGTCGGTCGCGCAGCTCAACGGCTTTGTCCAGATTCTTGGCGGCACTGGTCATCAATTGGTCTTCGGCCTGGATAGTTTTCAACAGCTTCAGATAGTCGGTGTCATCCAACCCACCGCTGTCCCTGAGTTTCTTCGCCTCTGATAGGCGAGCAGCGGTGGCCTTTGCTGCCAAGGCATAGGCGCCGGCCGCATCCCCAAGGTCCATAGACCGGAGCATTAAAATCGCATGTGGGTTGTCCGTTGACATAACCCCATGTTAGCAATAGCTTTGGAGTATGTCGAAAGGTACTCCCACCGTCTACGTTTCCGATGAGCAGTTTAAGGCTGTTGAATCCGTTGCCCAAGGGCTCGGTGTCACCACCTCCACCATCGCAAACCTAATCTTGCAATCCATGGTGGCTGTCACAGAGGATACTCTGGGCGCCAACCGGGTTGACTTTCTCAAAAACCAAACCGCGCCAGACGCAACAAAGGTTGTCTCGCCGGCGAAGCTGCCCGTGTCTGTACACACAAAACGCGAGGTGTCCCGCTTGGCCCGAGTGCTGCAGCTGTCTGATGAGACCATTGTGATGTGGTCAATTCACTCCCTGTTACCTCAACTCGAGAAGGTAACGCCCGTCAATCGACACACGCTGCCGCCCACTATTCAAAACAGAGTCCTAAGCATTGAGAGGAACCCCCGTGTCACGACCCGAGATTGAGATAGAGCCCTTTGGCAAACGTGTAGTTGTTGAACGCATCATCGAGAACAGTGAGGATGACCAGATACTATCATCTGTTACCGATGATGCTGGCACCCAGCATATCATCTACAAACCATCTAGTGCGGCAAACCCAAACGCCGAGCACACCGGCATCGTCAAGGCTGCAGGAGCTGAGTGTCAGTACGTCCTGGCGGGTGACCGAGTGCTGTTTGTAAGGCACCTGGGTGACGCCACCCTGCTGGACCAAAACCTGCTGGTCATGCATGAAAGTGATATAATTGGTCGCATTCAGGATAAAGCGGTGGTACGGTGTGCGTGACATAGTTACCACCCGTCGCGGGAGTATCATGATGATACTGATCTAACCGCGACGGGTTTTTTTTTAAGATTCCTCACGGCATGGTCTGGCAAACACACCACCACCCTGCCCGTCTCATATTCCATGCCGGCACGGATCCATGGTGGCTTGAAGCCAAGCTTAGTTAATATTGCCAGCGCTTTTTCTGCTTGAATGACCATGATGAGTGGCCCGGAGTCCAGATACCAGTAGTGGTACGGGTCATCAACAGTGGTGGCCGGCCAAATGAGATAGCGAATTTCAGATAGGCCTAGGCCCGGTAGGTTGACGGGGTCAGGTGCGGTCACTGAGCACTTGATTGCGAGCGCTGTTGAACATAGTGGAACCGCAACCCTCACCTATTGCCATGGGCTCAGTGAGTTCAGGCTTTCTTTTTACCAGCTCACAAGCGTACTCACCTGGGCGCTCACCACTCAGGAAAGTGCAGCCCCTCTGTGGTGCCCCATGGGCGACACCCGCAGCACACGTTGCCACCTTGCAGCAGAAGCCTGAACGGACGCATGGCTTAGCTCGCATTCATCCTCCGACTAAGCTCAACAAACGCGACCGCAGCCTGGAGAGGTACGACTCCATTTCCACAGGCCCGGAGCC